TCCAAACACGGCCGCAGGTTCAAGCGCGGGGCCTACTTCGGAAACTACTACAAGGCCTACCTCGAGGCCGGACTGACACTGCAGGGGGTCTACGGCGGCACCAGCCGAGCACGAGGCGCCGGCAGGGCAAGCAACACCCAGCCCGGGCCCGGGATCACACTCGGGCGGATGCTGCCCCGCTTGCACACCGGGCGCTACGTGGTACTGATCACGGGCCACGCGCTGGCCGTCGTCGACGGCAGGGTCATCGACGCGATGGCGCAAAAGGCAGGGAGCCACGTATTTGCCCTGTTCAAAGTACCCACGAAAAACCAGTAAGATACCAACCACAGGAGCAGACCATGCAAATCGTTACCTACCACTACAAGGGCCCCGAGGGCTGGGGCCAGTTTAAGAGCGCACCCATCGACAGCAAGGCCTGGGACAAGGACGACAGGGACTGGATCGACTGGATGCTGCAGCAGGGCACCAACGTCGTCACCATCGGCCACGAGATGTACCAAATCACGACCATCGAACAGTAAGGGAAACCACCATGACCAAGACCATCGACCAAATCTTCGAGGAGTACTTCGAGCAGCAGGAGGCCATCAGGGCCGAGTACGACGCGCGACGCGCCCGGCTGGCATCGACACGGCCCGCCGAGGGCACGACCAGCCCCCAGCCCACCATCATCTCGGGCTGGTACAGCAGCGAGCAGTACGAGGCCGACTATGCCGCCGGCCGCAGCACCGACTAACCAAGACAGGAGCACACCATGAGCACACCCACCACACCCATCACCGTCAGCATGCTCAGCCAGTACCTTGGCGAGCACAACGCCACCAGCTACTCGACCATGGCCATGCTGGCCGAGGTCCTGAACGGCGAGTACGACCTCGAGGCACTGCGCCGCGAGATTTTAGAGGAGACCCAGCCATGAACCTGTACCAGCGACTCATCGCCAAGGCCACCGGCCTCACAGACATCGACAAGATCCGCATGGTGGAGCAGTACATGCGACAGATCTACTTTCACTCAACCCTCGGCTGGCAGACACAGTCCGAGTTAAACCGCGCCGCGAGGGCCTCGGCCATTGAACTAGAGGCCTCCGGCTGGGATTTTAAATAGGAGCAGCAACATGATTGAATTCATCGAGACAGTCCTGCCGATGGGCGGCATGAGGGCACGCGTGCGGGCCGATGGCCTGCCAACGGGCATGTACTACCACATCACGCTATGGGCCGACGGCAAGGTCACGGCCAAGAGCAGGGGCTACGGCAACGGCAGCGTGCGCTACTACAGCCACGAGTCGTACGACGAGGCCCTCAGGCATGGGTTCCAGTGGGCCAAGCGCAAGGTGGCAGAGGCCCGGCGAGAGTCTGACAGCTTGCGCCTTCCCACTCTCGAGCGCACAATGGCCAAACTTTTTGGACGATAACAGGAGCAACACCATGACAACGACACAACAACAGCCCAAGGTTCAGATGATGGGCATCAAGATCAAGGCCAAGATAAACCTCACCGCGGACGACTGGCAGCTGTACAGCGCCATGTCCGGCCGTGAGACGGCCGCCCGGCGCATGAACCGCGCCATCGAGAAGAAACTCGCCAAGGGCGAAATATCCTCGCTCTTGGAGGTCCTGACCCCATACGCCAAGTGGGGATCGTGCGACAGCGAAAGCTACCACACCGTTTACGAGATCCTGCGCCGGCTGGGGCTGGACGACGACAAATTCATTTGAAAGTACCCACGAAAGACCAGTAAGATACCAACCACAACCAAGGAGCACTACCATGCAAAACTTCGGAATCAAGATCGACCCCGTCCAGTCACGCGCGCTGGCCAAAAAACTTGAGCAGGCCAAAGGGTTCGCCACCGTGACCTTCCTCAAGAAGGACGGCACCATACGCAAGATGAACTGCCGCATGAAAGTCACGAAGCACTTGAAGGGCGGCGAGTCAACGCTCGACAACGAGCGCTACGTCACCGTCTTCGACGTCTCAAAGGGCGCCTACCGCGCCGTGAACCGCGAGACAATACTCGAGGTCAAGGGCGTCTAATTCGCTTCCCGGGAGGCTAGCCCGGGACCATTACGCGCCAGGGGCCTCGCGTGCGAGAATGGCCCCACCAACACCATAACCACAACAGGAGAATGACCATGCAATCATTTTGGAACAACGACAGCGACCTTCAGGACATCGCGGACCAGCTGGTGCTGATGGTGCCGGACATGGGCCCGGTGGAGCAGCCGCGCAAGAACAAGGCACTCGAGCGCTTCCGCCGAGCCTCGAACTGCTACTACGACCTATACAACAACGGCCTATGCAACCGCGGGCCTGAGTTTAGGCGGCTGTTCAAGGTCCGCGTGAGCGACTTCTACAAGTACAGCTACGGCCTGCGCGGCCGGTACCGCGACATCGACTTCGACCGGATCATGCCAGTCGTCGAGCCCATCATGCGCAATATCGTGATGGCCGCGGCACGTGAGCAGGGCATCGAGGCATGACCAACGGGGGCGGGAAAGTGTGGCCTATGACGGTCCGGACAGCGGCGCAGGCAGCAAACCCTGCACTGAAACCCCGGCCGGAGCTGATTGGGATCCACTGCCCACCCGCCCCCACCAACAACCAAACAGGAGCAACACCATGCTAGGCGAACTACTACTCTTATCAGCACTCGCGGCCGCCGTGATCATCATGAGACCGTGGGACCTACACTAAACAGGAGCGCAACATGATCACCAAGAAAACAATCGGACCCATCACGTTCACCATCGTCGACGACGAGAGCGAGCTGTGGCAGATCGAGGAGCCGCCCGAGCCCATCATCACCGTAACCTACGACGGCGGGAGCTGGGTAGTCTACGGCGACGACAACGCAGAGCACGAGGACTTTGGCGAGAAATGGTGGCCCGCGGTGATGTACGGCGGGGCACAGTACGAGCAGGAGGCCAAGGACTACGGCAAACGATGGGCCAAGGCAGTGCGCGGCTCATACGAAATAATCTAACCAACCACGACAGGAGCAACACCATGAGGTACTCAGTCTCCACACACGACTTCGAGCGCGGCGTCTTCGACCCACAGATCGGGTGCTGGTGGATGCGGCAGAACATCGTCGCGTTCACGGGCCTGTGCCAAGTAAGGTCAGAGCGCAGCGAATTCTTCGGCGGCCAGCAGAGCCGTCCATACCGATCCAAGGTGTTACTGAACCCGACATGGCGCCAGCTGTTTGCCATCGCCAAGAAACAGCAGCAAACGACGGGGGATTTACACCACGACTTTTTCGAGGGATACTACGACTCGGGCAAGGACGACATGGGCGTGCACCCCAACCATTTACCGGTGCGCATCATTCACCTAGCCCTCGGCTCATAACAGAAAGGACATTGACATGCTAAACATCTCAGACATCGAGGCAATCGAAAACTTTGCCGACGACCAGCAACAGCACTATGAGGCGCTACAGCGCGCCATCAACAGCCTCACCGCGTGGCAGCTGCAGGGCCACTACGGCCGCACCATGATGGACGCACTCACCGACGGTTTCTGTTTGCTCGGGACGCAGCACACGCGCGACTACTGGGGCAACCGCATACCGGCACGCACCGAGGTCAAGCCCGGCACGCTCGGATCTTTTGAGTACGTGGCCCGGATCAACGGCGTCGAGTACGCCAAGAGAATGGAGTCGCTATGAAAGCCATCGGCCTCATGGTGCTCATTTTCGGGCTAATGCTGCAGGCGACCGGCGAGCACTGGGAAAACTATTTGATGATGCTGGTCGGTCTTGGCATCTTGTGGGCGGGGTATAAACTTGAGCGGGGCTAGGTCCAGCATATCGGGCTACCTGTCCGGGCTGCACTCATCGCAGCCCCTCCCGCTCGAGGAGGAGGAGAGGCTGGCCGGCATGGTCCAGGCCGGCGACGGCAGGGCCCTGGAGAAGCTGGTAAGGCACAACCTGCGGTTCGTGGTCTCCGTCGTCAAGGAGACCCCGGAGTGGCACCACGGCAACGTCCCGTTCGAGGACCTGCTGGCCATCGGCAACGAGGCGCTGCTCAAGGCCGCCAGGAAGTGGGTCCCCAGGAACGGGGCCCGCTTCGCGACCTACGCCAGGCCGTTCATTGTCAGGGGAGTGCGCAGGGCCCTGGACAACGAGTGGTCCATGATCCGCGTCCCGGTCAACATCGCCGAGGAGATCAGGCGCATGAAGTACACCGAGCGGGTCATGACGCAGCAGATGGGCCGGGACCCCACCGACGCAGAGCTCGCCGACCGCCTGCAGGTGCACGTCACCCGACTGGCGGACCTGCGTGGGTTTATCGCCAGGGAGCCGACATCGCTCGAGTCGTTCAACCAGGAGAAGTTTCAGGAGGAGAGCGAGGAGTGAGAAACAATTTACTCAACCAAGTGAGGAGAAATACTCAATGAACAGGAAGGAAATACTCTACCTGGCCGAGAGGGCCAGCATGCCAGGCGACACCGACCCCGAGACACTGGTCGCGTTTGCCACCTTGGTCGCGACCCTGGAGCGCAGGGAGTGCCACTCGGCCGTTATGGGCGCGCTATCCAAGTCCGAGAACTGGGACACCAAGAACGGGGTCATGTACGCCGCCAACGCCATCACGGCACGCGGGGGCGTCTATGAATGACCAACACTGGCGCCCGGTCCGCCTGACCGAGGTATTCGACGACAAGGGCAAGATGGTAAAGATCGTCGCCGAAGAGGCAGAGACCGGCCGGCACGTCCTGGACGTGCTGTGGGACCCACACGAGGAGCAGGACCAATCCAGCCGGGACGAGTTTCGGCAGTGGGCCATCGTCTCACTCAAGCGCAAGGGCTGCGCCCCCATCAACTAACTGACCAAGGAGTCAATTATGCAGACAAGACAAGAGCTGATACTGGAGTTTATGAAGGCAATTTCTGCCGCCGACGCCGCGCAAAAGCTGTTCGAGAAGCACGAGCATGGACTGGCAGCGACCGAGATCTACCTCCGCGCGGCCAGGCTGGCGGATGAGTACATATCAATGCAGTGAGCCTGTACGGACAAGGGACAGATCAATCGGTAACTTGTCCGGACAAATGCCGCGGGTAGCGCGGGTAGCGCAGGTCTAAACACAGTTAATTGATTTATTTTTGATTTTTGAAAATGAAAAAAGTACAACTAACATGGAATAGACCCGCGCTACCTGCGCTACCTGCGGCATCTAAGACTTTACTTTAACTTTGCGGTGTAAGTTATTGACCCTGGAATTTTGTATTAGTACGGCAGACAGAGAGGAATCATGAACAAACCAAAGGCAATGCCGGTATCCTTCGAGGAGATACCCATGGCGCTCAAGATGGTCCCGAGGTGGGTCCTGTGGGACTACGTCGAGATCGTCGACAACGACGGCAAGAAGTGGAAGAAGCTTCCGGTCCAGCCAGACGGGCGCGCGGCCAAGAGCAACGACCCCAAGACCTGGACCGACTTTTTAACGGCCCAGAACGCGTACCAGAGCGGCAGGTTCGACGGGGTGGGGTTCGTATTCGACGGCTCAGACGGGCTGGTGGGGATCGACCTAGACGACTGCATAGACCCCGACACGGGAGACTTCACACGGCCCGATTCTGAGGCCATAGCGCGCTCTTTGGAGGGCTACATGGAGGTCAGCCCGTCCGGGACCGGCGTCAAGATATTCACCCGCGCGGACCTGGGCTACGCACACGTCGACCACGAGAAGGGCCTCGAGGTCTACCCAAAGGGCCGCTACTTCACCGTCACCGGACGCAAGGTCTCCGGCGACATACCAAACGACCTACAGGACTTGTCCGGACTAGTTCCCGAGAGGACCGTCAAACGATCCGGCGACGACTTCGCAGACTACCGGGCCCCGCTAGAGGAGTACGACCTGGCCAGGGTAGAGTCGGAGGTCCTGCCACACTTCGACCCCGAGTGCGGATACAGCGACTGGATCACGGTCGGGATGGCCCTGCACCATCAGTTTAACGGCGACGTCGAGGCGCTCGAGCTGTGGGACCGCTGGTCTGACAACGACGGCAAGTGCGGATCGTACTCGCCCGGCCTGTGCGACCGTAAGTGGGACACCTTCAGCAAGGGCGGCGGCGCCACCCTGCGGTCGCTGATCTACAAGGTCAACACCGCAAAAAAGCTGGAGGCGCTGGAGCGCGGGGAGATCATCCTCGACCCGGCGCCGATGAGCCACGCACGGCAGTTTCTTGACTCGCTCTACACCACCGAGGAGGGATACCGTCTGGTGCACTACGCCGACGACTGGTACGTGTACAAGGGCACGCACTACGAGCAGATCGAGGACTCAACGATCCGGTCCGCGGCGTACAAGTTTCTTGACCAGTGCAAGAAGACAGACCGCCGCAACAACGTCATACCGTTCGCACCGACACCGCCAACGGTATCGGCCGCGATGGACGCCACGAAGGCGCTCGTCCACCTGCGCAACACGCCCAACACCAAACCACCGGTGTGGCTGTCGGGGTATGAGAACGGCAGGCCCGAGGCCGGCAAGCTGATATCGCTCGAGAACGGGCTGTTCCACCTCGAGGAGGGCGTGCTCTTGCCGCACTCGCTGGGGTTTTTTACGCAGAACAGCCTGCCATTCGCCTACTCGCCCGAGGCCAGCTGCCCTGTGTGGGAGTCGTTCCTGTCGCAGCTGTGGGAGGGAGACGAGGAGTCCGTGCAGTGCCTGCAGGAGATTTTTGGGTACATACTCTCCGGCGACACCCGGCAGCAGAAGTTTTTTAATCTAATCGGACCCCGACGCTCGGGCAAGGGGACCATCAACAAGGTGCTGGTGGCGCTGCTTGGGCAGCACAACACCGTGGCGCCGGAACTGGGAGAGCTCTGTGACACGTTCGGCCTACAGCCGTGGCTTGGAAAATTACTTGCATCGTTTACGGACGCGCGTGCGCCCGATCGAAATCGCAATGCTGTTGTTTCTCAGCTGCTGCGTATTGTTGGCGGTGACACTGTTACTGTAAACCGCAAGAACAAGGAGTCGTGGAACGGTTACCTGCCGACCAGGATCGTGATCTACTCCAACGAGGTCCTGCAGCTGACAGAAAACTCAAACGCGCTCACCGGCCGCATGGTCGTGCTGCGCATGACTAAGTCGTTCTACGGCAAGGAGGACACGGACCTCGCGAGCAAGCTCATGCGCGAGCTCTCTGGCATCTTCAACTGGGCCATGGTCGGCGAGCACCGGCGCGTTGCGCGCGGCGGGCATTTCCTGCAACCCAAGAGCGGCCTGGAGCTGCTGGAGGTGATGGAGGAGCTGTCCAACCCGCTCAAGCCGTTCATTGAGGACGTCCTGATATTCGAGCCGGGCGGCATGGTCGACAAGGACGAGCTGTTCGCGGTCTACAAGCACTGGGCGCACAAGAAGAGCATCCACCCAGGCAACGACCTCTCGTTCAAGAAGAAGTTTTTGGCGTCGGTGCAAGACAGGCCGATCGAGAACACGGAGATCAGGACCAACGGAGAGCGCAAACGTGTATACGTCGGGATACGATTGACGGACAAGGCCCAGCAGTACGTCAACTCGCTGGGCGAGCTAGAGGGAGAGATATTTTGATCAGGGGAATCGGAACGGACATACTCGAGATCAAACGCATCTCCGACATGTCGAAGAAGATGGGGTGGGCACTGGCGCACCAGGTCCTGGGCCCGCGAGAGCTGCAGGTGTACGCAGAGCTCACGGACGACAGGCGGCTGGCCGTGAATTACCTGGCCAGGAGGTTCGCGGCCAAGGAGGCATTCGTCAAGGCCAGCGGCATCGACGGGCTCGACGTGCGCCAGGTCGAGGTCCTAAACCACGACAACGGCGCGCCGTACGTTGCGCTCTCCGGCAGGGCATCACTTCAAATGGGCTCGATGGATTGGGCCCACCACGTAACTATATCCGACAGCGACAGCTACGTAGTCGCGACCGTGATCTGCGAAGACCGCGGCTAAAATTGAAAGGAAACGCATGAGAATCATTCTTATCGGCATGATCGTTGGCCTGGCCTACTTTCTATTCGACAACGCCATGGACCGCCAGTACAACCGCGGGTTTGCGGAAGGCCGCGGCATGGCGCTAAAGACCAACCCACCAAGCGAAGAATTAGAGCTAGTGTGCGCCGGGCTCTGGATCGGGCAGCAGAATAAAAAGTACTGGGAGAAGCAATGACAGACATCGTGAACCACCCACCGCACTACAAGTCCGGCGGGATCGAGACCATCGACTTCATCGAGGCCAAAGACCTCGGGTACCACCTCGGTAACGTGGTAAAGTACATATCACGTGCGGGGATCAAGTCGCACTGCCCCATCGAGGACCTGAAGAAGGCACGGTGGTACCTGGACCGATACATCAACCAACTGGAGAGCCAAACATGATGCACCCATCCGGAATGACCCAGGAACGCTGGGACTGGCCGTTCAAGACGCCAGAGGAGCGCAAGCTGGTCGTGAAGTACTACGAGAAGCTCAAGCGCCAAGAACGAAAAGAGAAGAAAGAGCAAATTCACAACTTTGAGGAGGCGCTGCTATGACGGCAGAGATCAGACGCATCGGCAGGTGGACCACCATCTCCGCGCTTGAGGCCGCGAGGGAGGAGCTCAAGGACGAGGACACGCTTTTGATCGTGGCCATTACCAAGGAGGACCAGATGATGAAATACTGGTCCGCCAACGCGACCAACATGCAGGTCAATTGGATGGTGGACAACGTCAAGTCGGACATAATGTTCGGGAGCCTGTGATGCACCAAGAGATCGCGGCATTCAAAAAATTCGTCCGCAGGTACTGGTCCAAGGCACTTGCCCCGATTTTTGCATTAGTAGTGGGAGCGGTCATGGGAAACTTCCTGACCGAGGGCCGGATCCTGGACGACTGCAAGTACAGCTCCTCGTTTCGTATCGGGACGCAATCATTTAACTGCGGGAGACGTATATGAGCAACCTGCTAGATTTCTGGCTGTGGATGATGCTGGTCGTAACGCTGGCCATCGTCGTGGGCATCAGGGAGGACAGGCATGGCCGGGGCAGGTAAGGGATCCCGCCAGAGACCGGTCGAGGACAGGGAACAGTTTGACAAAAACTGGGACCAGATCTTCGGCCGGGTCGAGTCCCCATGCGTTGAGATATGCGTCCTGGACTACTTAAGGCAGCAGTGCCGCGGTTGTCACCGCACGCTGGAGGAGATCGCGGACTGGGCCTACAAGAGCAACGACGAAAAGCGAACGATACTTAAAAAGGCAAAGGAGCGCGGGTGGGATGAAAAAAGTCTTAATAATTAACTCAGACGAGGACCAGGAGTCGATGGCCCAAGACTTTGCCGAGGCAATCTTCGACCGCGCGCGTGAGCTGGTGAGGGAGCACGGCGTGTGCTACTTCAGGTTCACCAGGGAGGACGGGATGCTGATCATCCACCCCAAGCACAACAAGCAAATAACCGGGGTCATCGCAGATGCCTAAAAACTATGGCTACTACCACGTCGACTGCGGCCACTTCCCGGCCCAGATCAAGCTTTGTTTTTCTAACGAGATGTTCCAGAGAATTTTGCTCGACCACGGGATTACGCAGAAAGCGTCCGCACTTGACGAAGGGATCGCGGAGACGCACTACCTGACGGACGGCAAGGAGGGCATCATCGTCTTAGCGTTCGACTTGAAGGAGTGTGTCGACGAGGACCCGGCGTACCTGGCCGGCGTGATAGCGCACGAGGCAACGCACTGCGTATGCCGCGTGTTTGAGCACATCGGCGAGCCCGCGGAGGAGATCGGCGAGGAGTCACGCGCCTACCTAACGGAGCACATCGTCAAGCAGATCACGACCGGGATACGGATGGAGATGGACAAAAATGCTAGAAAAGCAGATCGAAAGCTATCTAAGCAAAAAAGTAAAAGAGATGGGGGGACTGAGCCTAAAGTGGATCAGCACGGTGACGGGGGTCCCGGACCGGATAATCTTCCTAAACAAAAGGGCGCACCTGATCGAGCTAAAAACAAAAACCGGCGCGCTGTCTGCAAGGCAACTCTTAATGTTTCAAGAGTTAGAGCTGCAGGGATTTCCGGTGACCGTATTGAGGTCTAAAACAGACGTCGATGACTTCCTTACAAAATCAAAAACAGCGCCAGTATAGGTCCTCCAAAAGTGGACAGATAACTAACCTTTTGTTTGCCGCAAAAGCGAGGGCAAGAAAACGAAAGGTGCCATTCGATTTGACCAAGGAATACCTCATGTCGATCGCCAACAAGCCGTGCCCTGTATTTGGCGTTGAGTTTGAGTGGGGCTGCTCCGGCCTCGGCAGCGGCAGATCAAAAAGCCCCAACTCGCCATCCCTGGACCGAGTGATACCAGAGCTTGGCTACATAATTGGAAACGTGGTATTTATTTCTCGCCTTGCAAACACGATAAAGTCAAACGCCACGGAAAAAGAGCTGTACGCCGTGGCCGACTGGCTGCACGACAAACGAAAAGAGGTACTAAATGCTTTCAAAGACAGACCTACACCACTACCAGCGCCGCCTGATACACCAGGCAAAAAGCCTTCCGCACGTTGGCCTTTTCCTGGAGCCGGGCCTGGGAAAAACAGCAACCGCGCTGACGATCGTCAGGGAGAGCTCTTTGGGGCGGACCCTGGTGATAGCTCCCAAGAGAGTCGCGGAGTCAGTATGGGCGCAGGAGTGTCAAAAATGGCAGCATCTGCAAGACCTCCGAGTGGCGCTAGTGATGGGGACGCCAGAGCAACGTTTGAAAGCTCTCTACAGTCAGTCAGACATTTACGTGATCAACGTGGAGAACGTCCCCTGGCTGGTGGAACATTGGCCCGCTGGGCTGTTCGATTATTTAATAATCGACGAAAGCAGCCGGTTCAAGGACCCCAGCACGAAACGGTTCAAGGCGATAAAGAGAGTGCTAAAGACGTTTAAGCGACGCATCATCTGCACCGGCACGCCCACGCCCCAAGGCGTTGGCGACCTGTGGTCCCAGGTTGGCATGCTCGACCTTGGGCAGCGACTGGAGCCAACGCTGACAAAGTTTAGAGACGTCTACATGTACGCCGCCGAGCGCAACCGGCACACCAACGTCGTCTACAAGTGGGCGCCGCGCCCTGGCATGGACCGCCAGATACTGGACAAGATATCTGACATCTGCTTTAGCTTGCGCGCGGAGGACTACCTGCAGCTGCCGGCGTTGACCAAGCTCTACCACAACATTGAGCTGGATGATTCGACAATGAAAAAGTACAAACAACTTAAAAAGGAGATGGTCAGTGAAATCGAAGGTAAGACTATTACGGCGGTTACTGCGGCCGCGCTGGCCAACAAGCTTTTACAGTTTACCAGTGGCACCCTTTACTCCGAAGATGGTGAAGCCGAGGCTCATAAAGCTAAAATTGAATACCTTGAGTCTCTTGTTGAAGAGAACCAACACCCTACCCTGGTTTTCTATCATTATAAAACGGCGCTACAAAAGCTAAAGGAAGCCTTCCCCGAGGCGCAAGAGCTGAACGCTAACAACATGGAGGACTGGAGAAACGGAAAGATCAAGATACTACTAGCACACCCGCAGTCTGGTGGCATTGGGCTGAACCTGCAGTGCAACGTCGGAGACGTGGCGCAGATGGTATGGTACGACCTGCCGTGGAGCTCGGAGAATTACATCCAGGCAAACGCGCGCGTCTACCGGCAGGGCCAGACAAAGCCTGTAATCATCCACCACCTCGTCGCGAGCAACACGATTGACTGGCAGGTGGTTCGTGTCCTGGATGGAAAGATCGACGCACAGGACGCGGTACTTGACGCACTGAAGGCATGATAATTCTAAAATATAAAAAGAACTGCGCCGCTCCTCGTCTGTCTGACGAGGAGCCGGATTTGATGGAGCAGGAGGACATCGAGGGCATATCGGGCATGCAATCCGATGGGTGGCTGCCCTGGAGCTATGAGGACATGATCGACATACGTCGCGTCATTCAAGACCGAATGCCTCAAAAGCAGCGCGAGGTCATGGAGGCATTTCTGATGGGCAGCAACGCCTCCGACCTTGGCGTGACGGAGAAGTATTGGCGGTACCACTTTAAGCGAGCCGTAGAGTTTATTAAGAGGGAGATGGGTGTATGAGGCACTACCATGATTTAATTGAGATCGAAAACGTAAGCATCGACCTGGACGTCCTGCAGAGCACTGTCCGTGTCCTGACGTACGGCATGCCAGAGGCGAACAAGAAAGATGTCGAGTACGCCATGCACAACGTCACGGACCGGCTGGAGGAGCTCAGCTCGCGCCTGCGAGATAGGTTTGACACACTGTTTAACGCCATACGAGACGAAGAGGATGAAAATAAACGTGAGACTAAAAAACGAGCCAAGAATGACAAGGTTTAAGCTGGAGGATGCCCTGATGCGTTTGTGGGGCACCGCCGAGGACGTGGAGACACTGTTTCAGTACTACTACGAGCGCCACGACAGTATAAACCCCGAGGACGTGGCCAACGCATTGCTTGGGATCAAGCAGATGATACAAATGCGCGGAGAGCTGGCGTTTGAATTATTTGAACGACTCATAAAGGAACAGGCAGAAAATGAAAATACCTAAAAAATTACTGGAGCCATTTAAGAACCCCTTCGTCGAGGCCAAGCGCCAGGAACTTGCCAGCGCCATGACCAAGACGCTGCTAAACGAGGCCCTGAGGGACCGCAAGAAGGCCGAGCTTGCCAAGCAACAGGCCAAGGGCGAAAAGCCTCCCGGTTCTGCATAAGTAGTAGTAGGCACGTCGGGAGACGCCCGCAGGCCGGTGAAAGCCCGGCACAAACACAAACCAGGAGAGACCATGAAAAAGTTTATCAGCGCCGCGGTAGTGGCACTCTTGTCCATCGCCGTCCTGCCGGCCCATGCCGCGGATAAAAAGGCCGATGCCAAGGTAGAGAAAAAGGCCGAGAAGAAGGCAGAGAAGAAGAAATAAGGGGTTGGAATAGCTTCGACGTGGGCCAAGGCCTAAGCGGCAACCTCGCGGACCTGGGTGCGATTCCCAGCAACTCCACCACACAAAGGAAGACCATGGACGACTTTAAGTGCATGCCCAAGATGGCAGCAGGCGGATCGGCAAAGCCCGGTCTCTACGCCAACATCCACGCCAAGCGCGAGCGCATCGCCAAGGGATCTGGCGAGAAGATGCGCAAGCCAGGGTCTGAGGGCGCCCCCACGGCCAAAGCGTTCAGGGAGTCCGCCAAGACGGCAAAGTAATGGCAACCAAGAAACACGTATTTAAGCCCGAGATGTGCGACAAGCTTATCGAGATGGGCAAGCAGGGCGCGTCACAGAAGATGATGTGGTCCGAGCTGGGCATATCGCGAGAGGTGGCAAAAAACTGGGAGAAGAAACACCCCGAGTTTGCCGACGCGCTAGGCGTTGCCTTGGTACACAGCCAGGCCTTTTGGGAGCGCGAGATGCTGGCCAACGTCGGCAACAAGGCATTTAACTCCCGCATCGCCGAGATCGCGCTTAGGGGCCAGTTTCCCCAGGACTACAAAGAGACCCGTGAGCAGAAGATCGACGTCAAGGCCGACGTCGTGGTCGACTTCAAGGGCGCGGTAGATGACCTTATCAAGCAACTAAAGGCGGCAAAAGACTAGCACGGTCGTACCAAAAAATAGCACGGTCGTACCCAAAAAGGGCACCCAAAACGGTGCCCTTTTTGCATTAGTAGATATACGACAAACCGTTGAAACAGGAAAAACGACATGACCGCCCACGCCGTCCTATCCGCCAGCGCATCCAAGCGATGGCTGACATGCACCCCAAGCGCACGCCTGGAGGCCAGCCTCCCCGAGCTCAAGCGAGCCGCTGGCGACTTCGACTACAGCCAGGAGGGGACCACGGCCCACCTGCTGGCAGAGATCATGCTGCGCCACCACTACGCCGAGATCGGCACCGAGGAGTACCAGCGCGAGTACACCATCATCCGACAGTCCCAGTACTACACAGAGGAATTTGAAGACTATGTTACAAACTATGTTCTATACGTCCGCAGCCAGATTGGTGAGGGCGACCGGCCGCTATTTGAGCAGCGTGTGGATTACTCTGACTGGGCTCCTGACGGATTTGGTACTGCTGATGTCGTCATACTTTCCAAGCACAAGGTCAGAGTCATCGACCTCAAGTTTGGAAAAGGCATCCCCGTCGAAGCCAAAGACAACTCGCAGCTCCGGCTCTACGCGCTCGGGGCCTGGAGCAAATTTAAAGAAGAGTACCCAGACATCAAAGAGGTCGAGTACACCATCGTCCAGCCAAGGCTCGACAGCATCACCACCGACGGCACGTCGCTCGCGCGCCTCGTCGACTGGGCAAACTACTTCGTAAAACCGAAAGCAAAGAAGGCATGGTCTGGGACTGGCGAGTTTGTCGCCGGGGACCACTGCCAATTCTGCCGAGCCAAGCACACCTGCAGGGCACGTTCCGACTTTGCAAACGACGTCGCGTCGTTGGAGTTTCGGGAGCCGGCCCTGCTCACCGACGACGAGCTCGAGCTGGCACTATCCCGCGCCAGCCAGCTCAGGTCCTACGTGTCTGACCTGGAGTCGTACTTCACCGAGCGCGCCATCAACACCGGCAAGACCCCCCGCGGGTACTCACTGGTGGCAACCAAGACCCACCGCAAAATATCCGACGAGCTACTGGCGACGCAGGTCCTGCTTGACAAAGGGTTCAAGTCGGAGGACATTATGGAGCCGGCGTCTCTCAAGTCGATCGCAAAGCTTGAGAAGCTGGCAAAGAAGGGCTACGTGGCCGACGTTCTCTCGAGCCTGATAGTAAGGCCCGAGGGATCGCCAAAGCTGGTCAAAGACGACAACACGGCACAGGAGGACTTTAAGTGAGCAAGCGAGAGCAGATATTTGACAACTACGTTGGGGTCGAGGAACTGATGTTCCTGGAGCCGGAGTATTTTGACGAGGCAATCATCGGCGTCGCCAGCAGCGCCAGCGGCGTCATCGCAGTCGCATATAGCGAGCCGCAGATCATCAAGCTGCTGATGCAGCACGACAAGATGGACCCGGACGAGGCCATGGAGTGGTACCAGTTCAACATACTGGGGTCTTTCATGGGCGAGAGCACGCCAATCTTTATAGACGACACGGTGCTGGAGTGAGCCCTCACATCTTTTTAAGCCTGGTGGGGCTGATGTACATCATGACCACCCTGTCCTACCTCAAGGTCCGACGTATAGGGATGATGATCGCCTTCATCGGTTACACCATCGGCCAGGTCGGGCTTATAATCGACTCATTTGAGATCGGTGACAGGTCAGAATGATTTCAGGATGCGAAACAAAAACGGCACCCGTTTTTGTATTAGTAGTTGTACGGGCATTGAGCCAGCCCGGTAAAACGGCTCTTACGTCAAAAAGGAAGCCAAGATGGCAAAATCAGCAAAGGTAGTAACAGGCAAGGTACGTTTCTCTTACGCCCACGTCTTTGAGCCGCAGGCGGTTCAGGAGGGTGGCGCACTGAAGTACTCCGTGTCGCTCATCATCTCGAAGAACGACAAGGAAACGATCGACCGCATCAACAAGGCAATCGAGCAGGTCAAGGAGGACAACAAGTCTGTCTGGGGCGGCAGCATCCCCAAGGGACTCAAGGGTGGGCTCCGCGATGGTGATGCAGAGAAGGACGACCCAGCGTACAAAAACTCGTACTTCATCAACGCCAACTCTGCACAAAAGCCTGGCGTGGTCGACGCAGACCTCAACCCGATCATTGACAAGACCGAGTTTTACTCGGGCTGCTTTGGCCGTGCGTCCGTAAGCTTCTTCGCTTACAACAGCAACGGATCCAAGGGCGTCGGTTGCGGGCTGAACAACGTCCAGAAATTGGAAGAGGGCGATCGTCTTGGCGGCGTTACTACCGCCACCGAGGACTTCGCAGTTTAATCAGGAGAAATGTATGTCAAAAGCAATCACGTTGGACTTCTCAAAGTTCTTCCCCGTCGATCACTCGTTCGTAGCCGTCAAGGCACGCGCAACGAGCGGTGACGACTTCTTCGTCAACATGTCGTTCGGCGACGGGGATAACAAGGTCACGTACTTCATCGACGAGTACAACAGCCGAGAGGCGCTCAAGCAGGTACAGTTTATGATGGACATGCTTGGCAAGACCTCTGAATTTTTAGAGAAGGCGTTCGCACTACCCCCGGCAGAAAAGATGTTGAAGGAGTACAAATTCCTCAACGTCGAGCCGGCCAAGAAGGCAGCCCCCAAGAAGAAAAAGGCCGCCGCCAAGAAGTAATTTCCTTGCTGTTGTGTACTAGGGCACCCCCGGGCGAAAGCCTGGGGGCTATGCCTCCCATTCACCATTCACCTGATAAAAACAACCCATGGACCAATACCAAGAATACATCGCCGCCAGCCGCTACGCACGCTACCTTGACGACAAGGGAAGGCGCGAGCAGTGGAGCGAGACGGTGTGGCGCTACGTCGACTACATCTTCAGCCGCACGCAGGAGATCACCAACAACGTGGAGCTGAAGGACCGTATCTACAAGGCGATTTACAACCTGGAGGTTATGCCATCAATGCGCGCGGTCATGACCGCGGGAAAGAGCGCCGATCGTGACAACACCTGTGTTTACAACTGTTCTTACCTACCGGTTGACGATCCCAAATCGTTCGACGAGGCGATGTTTATACTGCTCTGTGGCACTGGTGTCGGGTTTTCTGTCGAGGGGCGGTACGTATCACAGCTGCCCGAAGTGCCGGAAAAACTATTTGACAGTGACCACGTCATCGCAGTCCACGACTCAAAAGAAGGCTGGGCCAAAGCCCTCCGCCTCCTCATTGCGCACCTCTACGCGGGCGAGATCCCAAAGTGGGACGTCAGCAAAGTTCGACCCGCCGGGGCAAGACTCAAGACCTTTGGCGGAAGAGCCAGCGGACCAGAGCCACTCGTCGATTTATTCTCCTTCACCGTCAACACTTTCAAGAATGCGAAAGGTCGGAGACTAAACTCACTGGAGTGCCACGACCTGATGTGTAAAATAGGCGAGGTAGTGGTAGTGGGCGGCGTGCGCCGCTCTGCCATGATCTCGCTGTCAGACCTTGACGATGAAAGGATTCGCCATGCCAAGTCCGGACCCTGGTGGGAGACCGCGCCGCATCGAGCGCTGGCTAACAATTCCGCTGTTTATAATGAGACACCAACCGTTGGTAAGTTTATGGAGGAATGGCTTAGTCTTTACAACTCTCATTCTGGGGAGCGTGGCATATTTAATCGTGAAGCTGCTAAGAAAACTGTTGCCAAGTATGGCCATCGCGATCCTAATTTTGATTTTGGTACAAACCCTTGCTCCGAAATTATTCTGCGACCCTACCAGTTTTGCAACCTTACTGAAGTGGTGGTGAGACATGACGATACGCTGGAGACTCTTAAAGATAAGGTTGAGGTGGCGACGATACTGGGAACAGTTCAGTCCACCTTTACAAAGTTTCCGTATCTGCGAAAAGTGTGGCAGCGCAACACCGAGGAAGAGAGACTGCTGGGAGTGTCCTTGACAGGCATCTACGACAACATGAGAATGGTCACACTCGGTCAGGACCTTGACCGTTTACTGGGCGAGCTGCGAGAGCACGCCAGAAAGGTAAATCATGAGTATTCGGAAAAATTTGGTATTGCGAAATCAGCTGCAATTACTTGCGTCAAACCATCAGGTACGGTCTCGCAGCTTGTTGATTCCGCTTCAGGGATCCATCCCAGGCACTCCAAGTTCTACATCAGACGAGTCCGAGGGGATATTAAAGATCCACTATCATCCTTCCTTATCAACCAGGGAGTTCCGTCGGAGGCTTGTGTCTACAAACCATCTCAAACCGTTGTCTTCAGCTTCCCGCAAAAAGCCCCCGACGGCCTGACGCGCGAGGACGTGACGCCCGTCAGCCACCTCGAGACGTGGCTGGCGTACCAGCGCGAGTGGTGCGAGCACAAGCCATCGGTGACCATCTCCGTGGAGGAAAAGGATTGGCCATCGGTCGGTGCCTGGGTGTGGGAGCACTTCGATGAGATCTCGGGCGTCTCGTTCCTGCCGTACGACGGCGGCACCTACCGACAGGCGCCCTACGAGGAGTGCACGGAGGAGCAGTACAACGAGCTCAAGGCCAAGATGCCCGTGCTGGATTGGAGTCTGTTTAAGGAGCAGACCGACAACGTGGAGGGCGCTCAAATGCTCGCCTGCGTCGCCGGGGTGTGTGAGGTATAGTTGGTTGGTTGTTGCATGGTGAAGTAGCTTGGGGAGGGCGTCAGGCAGGCCCCAGAGGATGTGGCAAGCGGTGTATTTTCCTGCCTTCATAACCGCGTGATGTAGCCACCAAATCTGGCCCTCCGCTTTTTTGATATGTTTACAAATGTCCGAAATGTGTACACGTTTTTTGGACACGTTTACGTTATTAACACGTTTTTTGTCATGTAACATTAAAATTGTTACAAATTCAACCGCCGATACGTCGGCCCGCCACAGGAGCACGCATGATCGTAAGCATCGACTTTGAGACCCGCAGCCTTGTAGACCTCCCAACCCACGGCCTTGACCGCTACGCCCGGGACCCAAGCACGGAAGTGATCTGCATGGCGTACTCAATCAGAGGGTCTGACCCCATTATTTGGCTGCCAGCAGAACAGCCAATGCCGGACTTTATGTCGGACGAGACGACCAAGTTCCAGGCCTGGAACGCCGCGTTTGAGTACAACATCATGCGGCACGTGCTCAAGCTGCCAGTGTTTTTGGAGCAGTTTATCGACTCCATGGCCATGGCCGCCGCGGCCAACATACCGCAGGGCCTGGAGGACGCCGCGATATTCCTGGACGTCTCGCAGCAGAAAGACGCCACCGGCAAGCGGCTGATACAGAGACTGTCCAAGCCAGGACGTGACGGCAAGACCTTCAACCGGGACCCGCACCTGCTGTCTCAGATGTACGAGTACTGCAAGCAGGACGTCCGGACCGAGATGGCCGTGGTGAAGGACCTGCGACGCATGACATCGCAGGAGCAG